GTTTATGATGTATTGTCTTCCTACTGACCCATAATGAGCATGGACGGCTTCATATATTTTACGACCTGCTTCAGAGCCTCGAGTAAACAAAGGTACAGATGGCACAGTAAGTTCTAGTAAACGAGCCATTTGTGCATCTGTATCCAGACCAGACGCTATCAGCTTACTTTGTAAAGACTTGTTGGTGGATACTATGACTGGTGTTGCCCATGTCTTTGCATCTCTTTCTTCTGCATTACGATTCAGCCTAGCTTTATCTCTACCCTGTGATACCCAATAACAGAAGTCACCGACCTCTTTATCCTGCATCATAGTTACTTCGTCTATTGTCAGCGGCAGGTTAGCGTATGTACCAAGCCGTGAGAACAGACTGTTCTGTGTGTACTTAGCCGCAAAGTGTAGCTTGTCGGGATTGCCGTAGATAGACTGCGCCCAGTATTGTGCTAGTGTTTTACCACCACCAGTTGGGCCATAAAGAGATACAGTTAATCCCTTGAGTCCTGTGAAGTTGTACAGTGGTGCTGAAAAGCCAACACCTAAAGTAAACATATGTGATTTCAAACCTGCTTTTTCTAACACTGATGTTAGGTTTATCCACTGTTCTGCATCACCTTTACTTGTAAATAAGTCTGCACCTTGCTTCTGTATGCCCGATGCAAGACTGATTGATTCTTCTGTCACTCCTTCTGCTGTTCGCTTTAGAAGTGTATCGCCTAAGACAAATGCCGTATTCTTCTCTTTCCAACCCATAGTAGAATATAAGTTAGTCATAGTACGGATTTGCCTCAACTCATCCATATATGTTCTTAACATAAGCTGAAAATACTCCGTTTGTCTCTTGTTATATAATACAATCCCTTGATCTGCTATAGCTGTAGCGAACTCACGATTGCCTTCTGTTAGATATGCCTGTCGTAGCACAAGGTCTTGCCACCCCATGTGAGGTCTATTCCAGTGGTATCTAACTATCTCATACCCTAGTGATTCATCTAGTCCATAGCTGACAGGGTATATATCAAACTTACAGACATCTATATCTGTATCATCTATGGTAACTTTTATACCATCTTGTGTTCTCTTAAATGGTTTTGGTATTGGTATCTGATTAGCTTGAGCATCGGGTGCTTCTGCTGATAGTGGTGCTTCTTGGTATTGAACACCTAGTCTTGCAGGTGATCCTATCTTACCTTTGTAAACACATCCTCTACACCCGTTCGGTCTGTCGATATCAAACTTAGCACAAGTTGTTGGGCCACTAGCTGAATCTTTCCAGTGGTTGAGTTTACTTACAGTAGCATGGTAATCAAACTTCGGATGCCTCTGACTCCACTCTACTGCTGTCTTCTCTGCATCATTACAGAAAGCGGCTACACCTATTAGGTCATACCATAATGGTTCATCAACCTTGTCTTGGTTGTCTACCGCCCAGTCAATCTGCTTACATTTAGATTTAACTATTGAACCAACAGCAAGTGGGAACTCTTGTTTAGACACAAGATTTTCGAGCAACGTGTTGTCACGAGTGTGATCTTCTTGCGCCCCGGGCACATCACGATAGAAATAAGATAGAGATTCTTTCAGACTAGAAACCTCTACTGGTTCTGCGTCTACTAAAAGTTTTACCTCGTTACCATTCTTAGGATTGTGTGTACCAATAGGTCTTAGCACTAACGCACTGTTAGCTGTAAGTCCTGCATCAATCTTAAACTCTTTATCCAAAGCCGCTTGCTTCATAGCATTGGCTAGTGGCTTCCAGTCTTGTGGTTCTAATTCTTCTGTTAGTACCCAATACACATGCAACCCATTACCCGAATATACTATCATCGGTTTGGGTAAACTCATTGTGTGTACAAATTTACCTAGTTCTTGTAGTCCTTCTTTCCAAGATGCGTATGGCTTTCCTTCACCACAATCCACATCTATAGCTACAACCTTAGTAGCCCTAACGTTGTCTTGCTTTCTATTACCTTTAACGTTGAAAGAAGATATAGCAAAATAAGTGTTGTTACCTGTGCTATCCAATCTTTCACATGTCTGTGCAAGTTCTTCTACCGACTCAAAGAAACCCTGTTTTCTACCATCTTGGTTGATAACAGTGGTTACATAAAACCCTTCTATCGGTAGGACTCGCTTGAGAAACTCTAGCGTGTTCATGTTACCTACCTATGTTATAGGGGAGAGTAGAAACCCTCCCCCTATTATACTACCCTGTTTTGTTCATAACCTCAAGAAGCCTTTGGAATCTATACTTTTGTTCCATAGCTATGACATCGGGTGCAGGCCACCCATCTGTCATAATATCAAGCAATCCCTTGAGTGTAGTCCGTACTTTCTTATCGTTGTTCTTTCGGATTTTATTACCCCTAACCCAACCATAGTAAGTCATACGAGATACATCAAGAAGTTCTGCCATATTACTTGTAGTCAAAAGCATATGCTTCCGTAAGGCTTCCACTTTCTTGAAATCAAGAGGTGGTGTATCAGCCATTGTCCACATCTCCTACTAGTTGTGCAATCTCTGCGGCTAGGTCATCAGCACCACTGACAGTCTTTGCCGCCTTTGGTTCTTCAACAGGCTTAGCTTGTTGCACAGGTTTAATAGCTTGCACTACCTTTGGTGCAGGAGCAGGTGTTGGTTCTTCCGCTGCAGCTGCTGCCGGAGGAGTCTCACTCACAGAAACATCTTCCTCTACGGTGAATCCTTCTACCTCATCAAAGCCAAACTTATTAGCACCATTCGCACCCTCTACATATTGGATAACTTGTACTGCTCTAAGTCTGATTGATACACCTGCACCGATCATAGCTGTATGAAAGAAAGCACATGAACCATTAACCTTGAGTTCTGACCCACCATAGATGTTTGAGTTGGTCATCATGTTACCTTTACTGTCAAAGACAGCAGGTTTATATGCGGCTTTGGATTTGAATTTAACAATCACGTTACCTGTAGGATTACCATCCTCATCTAGTTCTTTACTAAATGGTAGCGGTGCTTGTTTGATTTCCATATTAGGCTTGTCTTTCTTCAAAGCCTTAATACCTTCAACAACAGTTTGCTTTATGAGTTCGATAACTGGTTGAGCATCTTCCTCTGATAAGCAAAGGTTAACTTTGTAGTGTCCTTGCTCGTCAAACTTAGTGTCGGGCGCACTGATATATGGGTAGTACGCAAGCCCTTTAGCGGTTGTAAAAGTTTTATTCATAGTCTGAACCTCCTAGTTCGTTAGTTAATATAAAGCCATCCTCTTCGACAAAACCGAAATCGTCTAATGAATGGTCGGATTGTTTAGTTTCTACAGCAAGTTCTCCTGTAACAATCCTAGTCTGCTTAGTCCCCAAATGCTCATCGACAAGAGTTTGGTTTGCATCATCGTTAAATCCACGGAAGCTGAATCGTAGCTTTGGGAAAGACGCAAGTGTATCAAACTCTATCCTTGTCCTTACTATCTCGGGTGCAATACCACGCATGGACAATTCTTTTTGATAAGCATTCAAGTTCTTCAAAGACGCAGGAGTAACTTGTAGTAAGTATGCTTCACTAAATGGGCCCTCTGCTAAGACAACTGCCAATCGTTTCTGATCGACACAAGCCTTAACTTTATTGCCTGTTGGTGTAGTCCTAGAACCCCAAGCGTTCTGTGGGCAAGAGACACACATGTCATTCTGCATGGCATGACTGTTCTTGTTTGGATGTACACCATCTAGTGAGTAGCAATCGGGAGTAGAAGACTGACTATCTTCAGACCAAGCATCAGCATACCAAGACTTGGATAGCTTTGGATTCGCACCGACAATGACAACATCTATACTCTTGTCGAGTACAGTCTCCTCGTCACCACTGACAGCACGAAACTGTTGGCCTTTGATAGATATCTTCGGTGCAATCATTTGTCGTCTGCCTTATTAACAGGCTTACGAACGTTGACATCTATTCGTGTGCCATAATTAACACCATCGGGAACAGCTTTGTTGTGGTCTATATAACCACGCACTGCTGTCTTACTGACTCTTTTCTCTAGCATATCCCATGCTTCATTCTTTTGAATAAAACCTAAGACTGCATCCCAATCTCCCACTTGGGCAAAGTCGGTAGTCGTTATGAACGCTGTACCGAATGGTGTCTTCTTAGAAGTTTCACCATCAGCATCCATCTTTTCTTTTAGCCACGCTTCAAGTTTGAGAAGATTAGCTTTTATATCTGCAACCTTTTCTTTGGTCTCAGCTTCTATAGCTTCCTTCTGTCCTCTCAACTTGAGGTATGTGGCAATAACTTTATCTGTAGTTAGTTCCATAGTTACCTCGTTTCCTTCTGTATAAGGTCTAGTAAAAGACCTTGTAGCTTTTGTTTATTTTTAAGCCTCTCATACATCTTATACTCTAGGTCTGTTGACTCTATGTGTATGACGTTAGAGACATGTTTCTTACCTATCCTTTCAATACGACCATTCGCTTGAATGTACTGCTCGTTGCTAGTCACTGGCCCATACCACACCACAGTAGATGCGGAGGTAAGAGTTAGACCATGTGCCATAGTCGCAGGGTGAGCAATTAGTACATGTGGATTCTTTTCATTCTGAAAGTTATGAAAGATAATGTTTCGTTTTGAAGCT